GGTAATGATGCTTGGACTGGATTTAATATTAAAACTGCTAAAAAAGTTAATATGAAAGAAGCAGGTATTATTGATCCAACTAAAGTAGCAAGAACAGCATTACAAAATGCAGCATCAGTAGCTAGTACAGTATTACTAACAGAATGTACTGTAGTAAATGAACCTAAAGAAGAATCAAATCAACCTCAAATGGATCCATCAATGATGGGGATGATGTAAAATAATTTCGTATATTATGGCAGATAAAATTAAAACAGAATTATTAGAAGAAAATGTGCTAATTGCTAATCGTGTTCCACCAGGAGATAGATGGCAATTAGCAGATGAACCTAATGGTAAAATTCATACTAGTTTGACTGATACATTAGAAGCGTATATGAGAAAAACAGGGTTTGCTGGTCATTATAGATTAGAACCTTTAAGTAGTAAATTATATGCTATATCAGCTGAAGAAGTTGAAATTAAACCTGAACCAATTAAAACATATTCTATATATGGTGAATACTCAGACCCAGACCAATAGTTTATTAGTAGAAAAATATAGACCTAATAAATTAGAAAATTATGTAGGTAATGAGAATATTAAGAAGTCTATATCTAAATATTTAGAACAGAATGATATTCAAAACCTAATATTTTATGGACCTGCTGGAACCGGAAAAACAACTCTTGCTAAACTCATTGTACAAAATCTTGATTGTGACAGCATTTATATTAATGCTTCGGATGAAAGAGGTATTGAAACAATTAGAGATAAAGTACAAAGCTTTGCTAGTGTGGCTTCGTTTAAGCCACTTAAGGTTGTTATTTTGGACGAGTCTGATTTTCTTACTATTCAAGCGCAAGCTTCGCTCCGTAATATCATTGAAACGTTTTCGCGAACTACTAGGTTTATCTTAACTTGTAATTATGTAGAACGTATTATTGATCCTTTACAATCTAGGTGCCAAGTACTTAAAATTGTACCTCCAACTAAAAAAGATGTTGCTAAACATCTAGCTTGGATTATGGATCAAGAAGGTATAGGATTCGAAATGAATGAATTAGGAGCTATTGTAACACAATATTATCCTGATTTAAGAAAATGTATTAATACTATTCAACTATCTACTCAAGATAGTATGTTGAACTTAGATAAATCAGTACTAGTATCATCTAATTATATAGATAAAGTTATTGCCGAACTAAAAGATAAAGCTGATTTTAAAGCTATTCGACAAATTGTAGCTGATGCTAATGTAGATGACTTTGATGAACTATTTAAATCATTATATGAAAGAGTATCTGAATACCTTCCAGGTAAAGAAGGTACAGTTGCCATTCTAATAAATGATCATCAATATAAAGCAAATTTTCGTATTGATAAAGAAATCAATGCAATGAGTTTAATTTCAAATTTAATAAATAATAAATAACTATGGAACAACAAGTTCAACAACCTCAGATTGATCTGAAAAACACTAATGAAGTAAAAAATAGTGAAGGAGGATCTATTTTTCAACAAGGAATACTCTTAAGAAGAGTTTCAAGATTTGTAACTGGTACTGATAGTGATGCATTACTACCAATACCTGTATTTTATGACCCAACAACTAATAAAATTTTAAGCGATTCAGTTCCTAAAGAATTAAGAGAAGAATTAGCAGATGAGTTGCTCTAATATATTTGATTGGCTCAAACATATAAATCAATATAAAACACCCTCATCAGAATTTACAGATAAAGATTGGGATGTTTTTAATAGTTATATGATTCATAGGTTTATATCTATGGATAAAAGTTTAATTGAGGTAGTAAATTATGTTCAAGAATTTCCACCTCAAGAAAAAGTAATGATTTATAACATTTATAAGGAATTTATTCCTAAAAATAATAAATGGAATAAATATATTAAATCAAAAACTAAACAGCCAAACAAAGATTTAGTAGAACATATTAAAAATTATTTTGAATGTTCTTCTAAAGAAGCTAGAGAATATATTAATATTTTGGGGAACCAAGAAGTTAGTCGTATATTAAATCAAATAGGACTAGAAAAAAAAGAAATAAAACCATTATTAAAATGACACTAGAATTATACAATATGTTAAAATCATCTGCACAAGCAGATAAAGACAAAGCTTTATTATCATTAGAATTATTAGGCAACAAAGCCGTAGGAATTGGAGATCACTCAACTGAAGATTTTTATAAAAATGCTGAGGAAGCTCTCGTTATGTTAGTAGACGCTGATGATAGATTATCCACACTTAAAAAATATTTTACAACTAAAGATGTAGTTAATGGGTGATACAATATCTAAATGGCACGAATTACAAAATGAAAAAATTATGAGCGATAGAGAAATTATGAACGCTAAAAGAGGTATAGACAACTTTGAAGATTTTAAAGCCTACAGTGATGTAGTAGCCCATTTTGAAGCTGAATACCCAGAATTATCTAAAGAGTTTAAAACAATTCAAAAAGAAATGTATGAAATGTTTGCTCGTAAGCATTTAGATTATGGGTTAAATAATATTGCTTTAGGAGGTGATTTAACCAATCCAGAAGACAAAACATTCTCACTAACTGGATTATGTATTAGGTTAACTGATAAAATTAGTAGATTAAAAAATCTAATAATTAATGGTAAAAACTTTGTTAAAGGAGAAGGAATGGAAGACACGTTTATTGATATAGCTAATTATGGAATAATTGGTTTATTAGTGGGACGTGATAAATGGAAAAAATAAGTTTTGGCTAGAAAAATACCTAGAATAGTTAGGGAGATTAAAAGTAATCCTCCCCAAGAGATAAATTTTGCTTATCAGAAAAATGTCTCTTATTCGCAAATGTCTATATTTCGCGGTTGTCCACATCGTTGGAAACTGCAATATAAAGACAAGATAAAGGTATTTACATCATCAATTCATACTGTATTTGGAACTGCTATACATGAAGTATTACAACATTATTTAGATGTAATGTTTGATACTAGTGCTGCAAACGCAGATAGAATTAACTTAGAAGAATTATTTCAAGAGAAATTTATAGGTGAATATCAAAACCAATATAAAAAAAATAATAACCAACATTTTTCATCTGCTGAAGAAATGAGAGAATTTTTTGAAGATGGAGTTGGTATTTTAAATTGGTTTAAAAAGAAGCGAGCTAGGTATTTTTCAAGAAGAGGATGGCATTTAGTTGGATGCGAAATCCCAATTGTTATTTCACCAAATAAAATGTATACCAACATAAAATATACAGGATTCCTTGATGTTGTATTATATAATGAAAATACACAAACATTTAAGATAATAGACATTAAGACAAGTACTAAAGGTTGGAATGCTAGAGATAAGAAAAATGAAGATAAACAATATCAGTTACTTTTGTATAAACAGTTTTTTAGTGAGCAATATGGTATTCCTATTAGTAATGTAGATATTGAATTTTTCATTGTTAAAAGAAAAGTTTTAGATTGGAATGATGACAACATTATGTCACCACACCAAGCATATAGAGTACAAACATTCAGCCCACCTAGTGGGAAAATTAAATTAGGACGAGCTAAAAAAGCTATAAATAATTTTATTAATGAATGTTTTAATTCAAATGGAGAAATTAAAGATATTGAATATCCCAAATCTGTTTCAAAGTGGAATTGTATGTTCTGTCCATTTAAAGAAGATAAAGAAACGTGTGGAGAAGGGATAATTTTTTAATATCTCCATATATTTATAGATAAATAATGTTATTAAAATAAAGATTATGAACGCAAAAAAAGAAATGACACTTACCAGTGTAAAAATCAAAAGCGATTTATTCGAGAATTTTAAGATTGAATGTGTAAAGCGAAAGTTTTCATTCCAAAAGCTTGCCGATCGAGCAGTTTATTTGTACCTTACAGATGATGAATTTCGTAAGCAAATTACCAATCAAACAAATCTTGACTTATAAATTGTTATTAAATGAATAAAAGTTTTAAACACATACCTAAAGACCAAAGAAAAAAGATATTATTAATCTGTGATGATATTAGAGTACATTCTGGAGTAGCAACTATTGCTAAAGAAATTGTAATACATACAGCACATCATTTTAATTGGGTCAATATTGCTGGAGCTATTAAACATCCAGATCTAGGGAAAAAAATTGACATTAGTAAAAGTACTAATGAAGTTGCTGGTATAGATGATGCTAGTACCTTTTTATACCCAGTTAATGGATATGGGGATCCATTTTTATTAAGAAATATAATAAATCTAGAGAAACCTGATGCCATTATGTTAATTACTGATCCAAGATATTTTACTTGGGTATTTAATATGGAAGCTGAGATTAGAAAGAAAATCCCTATTGCTTACTTAAATATTTGGGATGATTATCCTGCTCCAATGTATAATAAAGCATATTATGAAGCATGTGATTTATTAATGGGTATATCAAAACAAACAGTAAATATTAATGAT